TAAAGATAAAGACTTAGTTGAGGCATATTCTAATTATACAAAACCTGAATTAAAGAAGTGCGACACATTCAACAGGAATTTACTCAAGGCATGTGATATGATGCAAGAAGTAGCAAAGGTTGAGCGTGTACCACGTAAGAAAAAGCCCGTATCACAGGAAAAGGTTGTATCAAAACTTAAATTTAAGAAGGATGATAAAGCCCTGGGGATTGTAAGTCTTAATCCTGTACATATTATCGGATCAAAAGAAGTTTGGTGTTTCGACACAAAAACACGCAAATTAATCAAGTATGTAGCCGATGACTTAGCGGGCCCTATATCGATTAAAGGGGCCTCGCTAATCGGCTATAATGAGGCTAAATCTTCGAGTAAGACACTACGCAAACCTGCCACTCAGTTAGCCGAATTTAAGAAATGTGGAAAAGTTCAATTAAGATCATTTATGGATGATATTGGAACTATAAGTATAACACCAAATGGTAGAATGAATGAGAATTGCGTTATTCTAAAGATTTCCTAATACTCCATCCTTTATATTTTTCTTTTAACCCATTTACCAACAAAGACACATTTCCTTTATTTAGAGAAAATGTTTCTATAAAATTTCGTTGCGTCATATAAACTTCGATTCCGGGTATAGAAAGACTGAAACAATAGATTCTATGATCATATCTATAATTATTAGAACCTGATATTTTTTCTACCATCGTTGGATCCGACATAGGCTGAAACATATTTTTCTTATGTTGTTTAGATTTAGGTACTCCTAAAAGTTTTTCTGAAATTTTCTTTCTACTTTCTGGATCCCTCATAGGATTATTTTCTTTCATCCATAGTCTGTATTCGGGTTTACGCATATGACTATTATCGCCACTAAATCGGAGTCGGTGTTCGGGCAACCTCATATGGACGCCGAGATTAGGTCCGGTACCGCCATCGCCACATTCGGTCTTTAGATTAGCCCAATCTTTACTTTCGACAATATTCCATAGATCGCTATAATATTGTCCCCAGAATTTTAATTCGTCGTTATCTTTACATTCTTTTATAATTTCTGTAGTCACATCATATCCGTGTTTAGTGATATGATTACGCCAATATAGGCCAGATCCTTTATATTTTATTGGATCTTTAGAAATTGTTTTTCCTAAATATTTTAGACCAGTTTTATTATGAGTTTTTACATACAGATAAATAGGCATTGCTGATGCTCCTTAAAAGCGTTAGAGTAGTTGGAGACGGGAATCTCGCGAACTACACTTATTTATCAGATTTTCTTTGACAATATGTCATTTTTATGTTAGAATAACACTATGAATACTGAAGAAGATACAATTAGAGTTCTAACACGTATTCCGTTTTATGACATGATGAAAATATATCGTTCTGGCAAAGGACCCAAATATCCAAATAACAGTCATGTGCAATGGGAAGAGTTTATGTTACAATATGGTTGGAATTGGAAAGAATTTAGTAAAGAATGGAAAGAATGGAACGGTGGCACTGGCACATATTCCGATTTTGAAAAGAGTAAAAAATGATTTTATTCATCGACACAGAGTTCACCGATCTTGTTCCCGGCAACAAACTTATCAGTATTGCCTTGGTAGATGAAAACGAAGATTTCTTCTATGCTGAATTAACTGATACATATGAATTAAAAGATTGTTCAGATTTTGTTAAAAGTTTCGTTCTACCATTCCTAAAAGGTGGCGATTATCGTATGTCATCTTATGATTGCGCTTTGAAACTCGGAAACTGGATTGAAGATAGAAATGTTGAATGTATTTTAGGCTGTGATAATCCCGGATGGGATACACCACACTTGCATCGTTTGCTTGATCCACTATGGCCGGCCAATCTGCATAAGAATCAGTATCAGCCCATATATGTTCCTGCAGAAGTAGAAGAGGCACTGGTACTTCAGTTCGATTATGATATACATAATGCTTTGGATGATGCAATGGTTATGAAGAAGGCTAGAGACTTGCAGAAGAAATAGATAAATAGTGTATCACTGGAGTTGGTACACATATGTCCTCACAAATTACGCCGAGAGTTTTGTTAATGAAGCAAATCGAGCTACAGCTCGGTTCGCAAATGGTTGATGTTGAATTAGACGTCGAGCACTTTAATCTTGCAATTACAATTGGTATTCAAAAATTGCGTCAGCAATCTGATGGAGCCAATCTTGAGAAGGATATTTTTATACACATTACACGGGACATAACAGAGTACACTCTTCCAGATGAAGTGCAAGAAGTAAGACGTCTATACCGCCGTGGTGTTGGTGCATACACTAATGGTGGAATAAATTTTGACCCGGTTGATGCTGCATTTTATAATATCTATATGTTACAACCAAATAGATCAGGTGGATTAGCAACATGGGACATATATAATCAGTTCTTAGAAACTACAGAAAGATTATTTGCAAGTCAGTATAACTTTACGTGGGATGTCAACTCACACACATTAAAAATTATACGCCGCCCGACAGCAGACGAAGAAGTTGCGGTGCGAGTGTATGTAAAGAAATCAGAAGATGACATCATTAATGACCCTTATACAGGTCCTTGGTTGCGCTCCTATTCAGTCGCATATTCGAAATATATGTTAGGTGAAGCGAGAGATAAGTTTCCCGGTGGATTTCCAGGACCAAATGGAAATGTCACATTAAATGGTGCTAGTCTTAAACAAGAAGCACAGGTAGAATTGGATAAGTTAGAAGTACAGTTACTGAATCTAGTAACATCATCGGATGGATATGCGTTTGTAATAGGTTAAATCCTATTACAAACTATTTGTAATTGGTTAACATGAAAAATAAAGAGTATCCTACAGATTTAAGGCATTTGCCTATTGAGGAACAGCGCAGAATTGCCCACGAAATGTTTGATAATATAAAGAGAAAATACGACCAACTTTTGGAAGATTTTCCCGAAATACAAGAAATATTGAGTAAAGAGAAACATTAAAATTCCCTAACAAAATCATTTAATCTCTAAGCTGTCTCTGTATAACTACATAGACTTTAACTTAGGGATTTTTTATTATTGTTTCGTGATTATAGGATTAATCGGTAGTTATAGATAAATATAAGATGACAACTCCGTATACATATCGTGTTTTTTGTAAGATAACAAATCAGTACTATTATGGTGTAAGATTCGCTAAAAACTGCACACCGACAGATCTTTTTGTTTCATATTTTACATCGTCTAAATCTATAAAGAAACTTATTGATATGTACGGCAAAGAAAGTTTCATTATAGAAATTAGAAAAACTTTTACTACAAAAGATCAGGCTATAGATTGGGAAAGGCGTGTAAATCGTTGGACTATGAAATGGCATAATTATCTAAATAAACATTCAAACGGTAATTTCATATTAACTGATGCAGAGCGTAGAGAAATAGGCATTAGATCGGGTAATAAATGTAAAGAGTTAAAACTAGGATTTCATTCAATGTCTCCTGCCAAAAAAATATCAGCAGGTCAAAAAGCAAACGAAACAAATAGAAAAAATCAGACAGGTATTTATTCTATACCTTTAGCAGATAGAGTATCTACCGGAATAAGATGTCGAGATTTAAAGATCGGATTTCATTCAGATAATGCAAAGATAAGGCAGAGAGAAAGTGCTAAAAAATTGTGGTGGAATAATGGATTAATTGTAGTTAAGTCCGACCAAAGTCCGGGAGATGGCTGGGCTCGGGGTCGATTAACAAAGGGAAAGAAGTGGTGGAATAATGGAGATATAGAAGTTATGTCCATTATTCCACCCGATAATAACTGGATGAAAGGTAGATTAAAATGAGTAAAATAATCGGTCTATTAGGGTTTATTAATAGCGGAAAAGGCACTGTTGCTTCGCAACTTGTTAATGGATATAATTTCAGACAAGACAGTTTTGCAGCAGGTTTAAAAGATGCCTGTGCGGTAATGTTTGATTGGCCACGACATATGCTCGAAGGCGACACAAAAGAATCCCGAGAATGGCGCGAAATTGTTGATCCATGGTGGGCAGAACAACTCGGCATGCCTAATTTCAGTCCACGCCTTGCTTTGCAGGTAGTCGGCACCGATGTCATGCGTAATAATTTCCATCAAGATATGTGGTTCTTAACTCTACGAAATAGAATCCGTAAGAATCCAGATCAGAATGTTGTTATCAGTGATGTTAGATTTCCCAATGAAATAAAGTTCATACAGGAACAAGGCGGCACATTAATTAGAGTTAATCGTGGCCCAGCACCTGTCTGGTATGAGACTGCCATCCTGGCAAATAAGGGTAATTCTATAGCTAAAGATGTAATGGCCAAGACGTATGCCGGTGCACATCTAAGCGAATGGGCGTGGGTGGGGTCTAAAATCGATTATGAGCTAAATAACGATAGCACTCTTGATTTCCTAGAAGGACAAGTAAAGGAAATTCTAACCGATATATTATAATACTGGTGCTTCATTTGCCGTATGTTTAATGTCCTTCTTGATAAATACTAGCAACAAGAAGTATCATCTTCAATAGGAGTTAAATTTATGGCAGTTTTAGTATCCCCAGGCGTAAGTATCAGTTATCGATCAAAGCATTAATGTTGGTGCCGGTCCAGGAACAGTTCCGCTTATTTTTATCGCTACACAGCAAGACAAACTAGATCCTACAGGAACTAATGTTATTGCACCAGGAACAACAAAAGCGACTGCAGGTCAAGTATGGTCTATCACTTCTCAACGAGATTTGGTATCCACATTTGGTGATCCAGTCTTCTATTCGGTCAGTGGTACATCCTTAAATGGTTATCCTTTAAACGAATACGGTTTGCTTGCATCCTACTCATATTTAGGTATTTCTAACCTATGCCGTGTTGTACGTGCAGACGTTGACACGAAACAATTGGAAGCAACACCAATTGAGCCAACAAGTCCAGCAGCAATTGGTGCATATTGGTTAGATGAATCTTCTACTGGTTCTTCATATGGTTTATTTGTACGTTCTGGTACATTCCCTAATGAAATATGGGGAGCGGTAACTATTAATCAGGTTACCAATAACGCATCACCTACCGGTGGTGTTAGTGGTAATCATGCTGTAGAATTTAATACAGCCACTGGTACATTATCGTACTGGACAAATAACGCAGGCACATGGTCGCAGATAGGTAACGATAGTTATACATCAGCAGCTGGTGCAATTTCTTCAGGCAACATTGTAACTGTAGGTTCGACAACAGGCTTATTAGCCGGTATGATTCCAAATGTTACTGCTGGTGTCGGTACTTTCGCTGCCGGAACAACTATTACAGGTATTACCGGATTGACAACATTTACTGTATCAAGTGTACCATCTGTTGCATTATCGGGTGGCGACTCAGTAGTTAAAGCTGGTTTCAAAGCAACTATACAATCTGTATGGCCAGATCTAACAAGTGCTTCAACAACTGCACGGTATTGGGTTAAGACAACTTCAGCTGCTCAAGGTGCAAATCTTGTTCTACGTAAGATGGATGCTACGGTATCTGCATTCTTACAAGTTGAGGCACCTATTCTTACAAATGATGCAGCAGCAGATACATATTACAGCACAAATTCGTTAGGATCAACAGGACAAGTTTATGTTGAACCTGTAATCAGTGGTGCTAATCCTGTATCGTCAGCTAATTCATTAGAATTTAGATTTTCGTCAGGTGCGACAGCATCATGGGCTCCTTTAGCAGTCATTCAAGGTTCTGCAACAGTTCCTACAGAAGGTCCTGCAAATGGTCAACTATGGTTTAACGCATTGCTTGGCTTAGACAGCAACGGTGATTCAGTTATTGACGTATTAGTTTCTGATGGTGCAGATCACTGGGAAAATTGCAACCTACCTGGATTTACTCTTCCGGGTTCTACCGGCAATCCTACTCTATATGCTCAACCAGCAGATCCTCGTAGTGATGCTATTCCGCCACTATTAGTGGGTGGCGATCTTTGGGTACAAACTGACGCTTCTCCTTATCCGGTTATATTCCGTTGGAGTGGTTCTGCATGGGTATTAGTAAATAATACCGATCAGACAACACCGAGTGGTATCATATTCCAAGATGCACGTTCGAATCCACTTTACAAATTAGGTGGTGTCGTTGGTACAGGTGAGAATAACGGCGGCGATAATTATCCAGACTTAGATGCAGATGCTCCACAATCAGCATTGTATCCAAAGGGATTTATTTTGTGGAATACACGTTATTCAACAAACAATGTTAAAGAATGGCAATCTCCATACGTGTTTGATGGTGTAACAGCATCTCCAGATAACACAAACGGTAGTTCTACAGGACGTTGGGTTACAACATCCGGTAACAATGCAGGCGGTGTCCCATACATGGGTGCAGCAGCACAACAAATTGTTATTGTACGAGCAATCCAGGGTGTAATTAACTCCGATCAAGATATTCGTGCAGAAGATCTATACTTCAACTTAATTGCTGCTCCAGGATTTGTTGAAGCGATTGATGAGATGCTTGTATTGAATGATGATCGTAAGGACACAGCTTTTGTTGTTGGTGACACACCATTTACATTGAATGCATCTGGTACAACCTTACAGAACTGGGCAACAAACCATAGCGTAGCATATGGTAATGGCGCAGATGGCCTAGTATCAGCCAGCAAATATTTTGGTGCATGGTACCCAAGTGGATTGACATCAAATGTTGATGGAACTGACGTTGTTGTTCCACCATCACACATGGCTCTACGTACAATTGCATATAACGATCAGGTTGCTTATCCATGGTTTGCTCCAGCAGGTTTACAACGCGGTATAGTTAACAATGCAGCAGCAGTGGGTTATGTTAATGCAGCAGGACAATTCATTACAGTTAAATTGAATGAAGGCCAACGTGATATCTTATATCAAAACGGTATCAATCCAATTCGCGTAATGCCACAAGGTGGTATTGTTGTATTTGGACAGAAGACACGCCAACCATATGCAAGTGCAACAGATCGTATCAACGTAGTTCGTCTAGAAAATTACTTGCGCTACCAGTTGAACAACCTTGCACAACCGTTCTTGTTTGAACCTAATGATGCAACAACACGTAAATCTGTTGTAGAATCATTCAATAGATTCTTATCAGAACTTATTACATTGCGTGGTTTGTATGACTTCTTAGTTGTTTGCGATTTGAGTAATAATACACCAGCTCGCATCGACAGAAACGAACTATGGATTGATATTGCAGTTCAGCCAGTTAAGGCAATTGAATTTATTTACATTCCAATTCGTATCAAGAATACAGGCACAAGTTTATCAGCTTAAACATGTATTAAATAGAAAACCTGCTTCGGCAGGTTTTCTTTTGACTGATAAATATTTCATGTCTACTGTTCCTACTGCCGCGTCTCTAAGAAGACATATAAATTATCTTCAACCACAAGAGAATATAGGATGTTGCACCGCGTGCGCCACATTACTTGCGGCCGAAATAACCATGGCTTCTGTAGGGAATGTAATGAATTTTTCTAGACTTTTTCTATATTATATGACACAAAAGGAACATAATAGGTTAGGTATGAAAGGTGCCGAGTTAAGAGATGCGTTAGATACGTTAATGAAATATGGTGCTCCTCCAGAAAGATATTGGCCATTTACCTTTAGTCGTGCAAATAGAGAACCACTTCAGCAAGCAATTGAGCAAGCAAATAATTATAGATTACAATCATATGAGCAAGTATCACCTGTTAATTATAAAGAATATCTAAACAATGGTATTCCTATTATAGTCGGAATGAGAACGGGAAAATTATTCTGGAATTTGGAAGGACCATTGCAAGAACAAGAATATAAGCCAATAAATGGTAGAGATAACCGGTTAACTAGAGGTCATGCGATAACTATTATAGGATACGATGATAATATAAACGGCGGATCATGGATTATTGCAAATTCTTTAGGTCCTAGGTGGGGATTCCAGGGATATGCCGCTATACCATATATATGCGATGTAGATATAGGTGAATCATATATTATCACTAATTTTGCAGGAATCTCGGCCGGAAAAAAAATTCCGGAGATTTGATAAATAGTATTAGCTTTTATAGCAGGAGAATAAAATGGCACAGAATTATCAAACATTATCAAAATTCGGAGTACCACTACCGGGTGGTAGCGAGAGGACGGGTATTCTACAACCTAAACAAAAATATCGTTTCAGAGTTATGTGGTATGGTTTCGGAGGTCCCGAAGGACTTGCGGGTGCAAATACAATGACAGCAAATGTCATGACATGTACACGCCCGAAGATTACATATGAAGAAGTTAAATTGGATTCCTACAATTCGGTAGCATGGATTCAAGGTAAGCATTCCTTTGAAGCAATTGAAATCAAATTACGTGATGATATGACTACAGTGGTGGCACAAACTGTCGGCGCCCAAATTCAGAAGCAAATGAATCACTTTGAACAGACAAGTGCATCTGCAGGCGTCAATTACAAGTTCTCTATGGAAATTCATTCTCTGGATGGTACTAATAATGAAGAAATTGAATCTTGGTTCCTAGAAGGATGCTGGCTTCAGTCTACAACATATAGTGAAGGCGATTATGCTAGTGGCGATCCACAGGAAATTACTTTATCGATTAGATTCGATAATGCAACAAATGTAGCAGGTCAAGACCAGGCATACGGCGGACCAGATCCATATCCAAGTGGTACATCGAGCACCAGCCCGAATTTATCTGGTGGTACTACTTTCGCTTAATTTTTTTTAATAGAATTATATCGAAAATACAAAACACCTTACTTCGGTAAGGTGTTTTCACGATCGCATTAGAATTTAATAGAAAAGAAGAAGATAAATAATAGATTATGCCATCATCCTCAAGTTTAATTTCGTCACTAAATAATAGTAAGACCTATTATGTAAAAAGTTCTCATCACGCTACATATAACTTTAATCAAGCGGCTCGTGCATTATACAGGAATCAACCTCGATTTCCTTTTGAATATTATATTAACATTAATCTTAATAATATAACTACAGCAACAGAATTCATTAGTGGATTCTTTAATAACGCCGATCTGTCTCAACTTATGCCATTGGTAAAGACAGTAGAAATGCCGGCATTTAAGATAGAGTCTACTCCGTTAAATCAATATAATAGAAAGAGAATTTGTCAGACAAAGATAGCATTTGAGCCAATTAAGATGGTTTTTCACGATGTCGTTGATGGAAAAACTTTAGCATTCTGGGATATGTATTACAGATACTATTTTTCCGATGGTAATGAACCCGGAAAAAATCAACTTAAAGATGTACCATATCATGCTGGTTCGTATTCGGTAGAACAAACAAATACAGCAGGTGCAGGTGGTGGTCAAAGTACACCACAGTTCTCTGCACACGACCCTAGGCGAATTAATAATGGTAATCCGCCCATCTCAGCCACTAACACAAATGGTGATAAGAGTGCAATTCAGAATATCATCTCTGATACATTAGATAATCATAATTTTGGATTTAATATAGATAATGTGCAGAATGTGAGAAACTTAATTCAGACAATAGACATATATCAGGTGCACGGCGGTAGATTTAATCAAGTTACTCTAGTAAATCCTAGAATTGTAGCTTTCACCCATGATACACTAAATTATGCAGCAAGTGATAAAACTCTAGAAATTACATTTACGTGGGAATATGAATATGCATATTACACAATACAGAATATGCAATTAACAGATGCAGTGAGAGGCACCGGCGGCGAACCAAATAATTCATCCTCGATGGAACCATTCATGCATGGCGATTACTATGAGTTATCTAATCTCTCTTTTACATCTTTTGATCCAGATTTTATTGATTCACCTAATCCATCAGCACCGGGTGATACTCCGATAAATGTCGGTAGCAATGTACAGGCAGATTTAGGTACTGTGCAGAGTCCATATGCACCTACCGCAAATTCTGCCCCATCACCGGGCTCTAGTTCTATAAGTGGTATGGTAAATATCTCTCCTCTGCCTGCGACACCTACATCAACACCTGTAATTGAAACTCGCTCTTTCGGGTCATCTGCTGTGCCTGATTCTACAGCATACCCGGATATGAATCGAGCTAGTGGAGTATAATGGCAGCATCTAATATTCCATCTATCGGTCGTTTTAGTTCTCAGATGCTTACCTACCTAGGTACGCAGAGAACAGTTGAAAATGTTGGCGGAAGTATAGCAAATACGTACAAGTATGCATCCGGCCCCACAGTATTTCCCAGCCCTGGTTCAATATCTCAGGCAGCATTAGGTGCGGGC